ACTACAGCTCTGAGCCCCTCAAATCTACTGTCGTGATCCCTCAGAAACTCTTGACTCTCAGCTTCCTCAATATACTCACCCAAAAATTTTTGAACCAAATCAGCCTTTTCCATATTCCTTCCCTAGGAGTGCGTATGACAATCAGGGATCAAAACCTGATCAAAGATCATAGATTATCAGGTAGCACTAACAGATTGCATCCAGACAAGCGTTGTATCGAATAAACCATTCGTCTTTAAAAAATCAACTACTCCACAGCTCCACCTTATGCTAGCTAGGCTGCACGTCTTGTACTGCTGACCGCGCAATCAATCCATGCTGCCCCAGCCCTCGCCAATTCTCTCGCCTTTCCCTCACTCATACCGTAGTGCTTACCCACTCGCACCATCGGCCATTTGAGACCGTAATATAGCCAGATAATGTCGCCCATCTGTTGATCACGGCACGATAGCTTCGCTACAGCATTGTCGATAGCAATAGCCCAATCATCAGTGATGCAATAGTTCTTGGTCGACGATGATCGTGGCACCGCCTGACGCATCAGCGCAAACGTAGGTGACGTGTAACCTGGCACTCCCATGCCATCCATCCTCCACCAACCCCATTGCTCGAGCAAATACTCGGTATCACCCAACGGTCGTCCTGCCGGCTTACGAATCATCATTTTTTCAATCTCCTGTGTAGTTTGTGCCGCCCGCCCCTAGGCGGTTCACTCGTTCGTATTGGCACTGTGGCTCGCTCGTGAGCGGCAAGCCTTTCAGTGCTGAAATTTCACTCAGTGCTCGTTGCAATTTGAAACTCAACTGAGTGACCAGTTCGTCGGAAGAAAGCACCAACTTGCTGCCGCTAACAATCCAACCTGAACCGTTGCAATTCGTGCAAACCAGCTCATAAAACAGACCTTTTACTACCGCTTTCCCCAGGCAGGTCGAGCAAGGGTCCAGCTCGATCCGCTCCCTTTTAAAGTCAGGCACTAGCCCTTTATGCATGATTTAAAACCTCGCCTATGGTTGTTTCTTCAATGGCCTTGCAGGCCTTATGGTCTGTGGCTTGCAGCGAATTACCGGAATCTTCAAATCTAAAGCCGGTCAATCCATGAATCGCTGCAAAGCCTTTCTGATCTAGATGTGCGTGCCAATGTTCGAGGGCATCACGCTTTCGGCTCATCACGTCCGACTGGATGTACACCTTCACGTTGTGCCCCATCGCGTGGTTGATCAGCAGCTCGCCAATCAGGTGGTCGATACCGAGATCTGCCCAGCCAGTGCGCGCCACCTTGCGCAGGTCGTGACTGGTCCACTCGCCCTGCCCCAACCGACGAAACACGGCGCAGCCCTGAGCCTCGCCCAGCGCCTTGCCGTTGCGCGCCGGGAACAGGCACTGGCCTTCATAGCCTCGGGCGTACTGACCTTCGCGGTATCGGGTCAGTAACGTGCACACCTGCTCGGTCAGGGGCAGGTGATGCTCGACACCGGTTTTCGTGTTCTCCGCTGGGATGAACCATTCGCGCTCGGCAAGGCTGATGTGCGACCAGCGCGCCATCCGGGTTTCACCGATCCGCGTGCCATGGCAGAGCATCATCAGTGCAAGCATCGAATCCAGCGGCGCCGTGGTCATGACGTCGGCCAGTTGCCCGAGCAGGCCTTCCAACTGAACGCCCCGCAGCCGTGACGGCTTGATGCCGACCTTCGCCTTGGAGAAGTCGTTGAACCGGATCGCCGCCATTGGGTTGGACGTAATCATCGCCAGCTTGGCAGCCTGCCGGAACGCCAGGGCCAGCAACTGGAACACCGAGCGCACATAGTCGATGGAAATGGTTTCCTGCAGCGGCCACATCAGCAGGGTGTCGAGCGTCGCCTTATCGATGCCGATCAGCGGCAATTCGCCGAGGCGTGGCTTCAGGTGGCACTTGATCATCGACGCGCCAGTGTTCTTGCGCTTGGTCGACAGGTTGCGGTCGCGCGACATGCGGTCAGCGAACCAGTCCAGCAGCTCGCCGACGGTGTCCCACTTCGACAGGTTCGTGCCTTCACCAGCAGCCAGGCGCAGACGAACCGACGGCAGCGCGGCGACGACCTGCTTGTGGGACAGCTCGGGGAACGTGCCGATGGGATTCCATTTGCCCTTTAGCACCAGGTACCACGACCCGCCGGTGCGAGCCTTGTTGAAACGCAAGTACAGGCCTTTGTTTTCGAGGTCGCGCACATCCTGAACGGTGCCGGTGGCCTGCCGCTTAAGTTCGGCGTCGGTGATCTTCACCGCGGCCGTGCTCATGCAGCCCCCTTTACGGTGAGAATTCCGGCCCGGATCAGGCCTTCATGGGTTTCGGCAATGGCTCGCGGCATGTCCTGCCAGTCGATGTCGCCGGCAGCACGACCGTCAATGACGTCATGGCAGGCGCCGCAGGCGTACACCGCTACGGTGTCGAAGCCCTTCATGCCCATGCCCTTCCGCCCGCAAGGCAAATGCGCAAGGACGGTGGTTTCTGGATTGTGGTTGCAGATTCCCGGCATCCGGACGGTGCATTCTTGGCCGTTGGCGGAGGCGCGGAGCTTCTTCGAGGTCACGCGCATGGAGGTCTCCCCTTCGTGACGTCGACGACTTCGTAGGTACCCGGCCACATCCATGCGCCGTAACGCCTGGCCATGGCCTCATCCGCGAACAATGCCAGTGCGTGATCCGGCGGAGAACTCAGGTCAACCTTGAACGAGCAGCAGAACACCGCGAAACGGTATGTGGACGGGTCGGGAGCTGCGAGTCGCCTTGTATTCATCAAAACGAATCCTTTTTGCGGTAACGGCTGGCTAGGCTAGTGACTTTTTCCGCCTGTTCGACAGGCTCTGGCTTCCACCCGGCAGCAAGATTTTCGAAGCGGTTGAATTGACCAAGAAACGCCGTGCGGACAGTGCCCATCTCGATGTCGCGCCCCTTGCCGATGATTATTTCTGCAATGCCTTTGGCTTCGGTGTTTTCGTGATAGACCTCGTCGCGATACACGAACAGGATCACATCGGCGTCCTGCTCAATGGCTCCGGACTCCCTCAAATCAGAAGGAATTGGGCGCTTGTTCGGACGCTCCTCGCATTTACGGGAGAGCTGGCTGAGCAACACAACGGGGATGCCCAGTTCCTTGGCGAGCAACTTGCAGCCGCGGCTTATGCTGCTGACCTCTTCGGTTCGGTTGCCGCCCTCGCCCTCCACCAATTGCAGGTAATCGATCATCAGCAGGTCTAGGCCGTAACGCATTTTGTGGCGGCGAGCGAGCGAACGGATGCGTCCAATTGACGAGCCTGCTCGGTCGGCGATGTACAGCGGAGCGCGGCGAAGTATCCCGGCAGCGGCCTGTAGTTCAGTGCCGTGTGTCTCGCAGGCGGTTCCGTTTTTCACCAGCGTTAGTGGGATGCGCCCCTCGGAAGCCGTAGCCCTGTCCACCAGTTGACCTTTGTTCATCTCAAGGCTGATGACGAGCGCTGACTTGTTCTGGCGCACCGCCGCATCGATTGAGAACCCCATGGCGAGCGTGGTCTTGCCCATGGCAGGACGGCCGGCAACGATGTACAGGTGATCTGGCTGCAAGCCACCCAGCTTTTCATCTAGATCTTTCAGGCCGGTCGATAAACCGATCAGCGTTTCACCGCGAGAATGACGATCATGGCGTTCCTGCCAGACCTCGATCTGGTCGACCAACACGTCCCCCACCTTGACGATGTCGTCATCACCCGAGCCGCAATCAATCGCCATGGCCGCAGCCTGAACAGCGGCAATCTTCGCCTGCGTGTCCTCGGTGCCCTGGGATATTTCCATTGCCTGGCTGCCAAGGTCGTAGAGCGCCCGGTCAATAGCCCGTTCACGAACGATCTGGGCGTATGTTCTGGCGTTAGCAATGCTTGGAGTGTTTTTGACGATTTCGGCGCAATAAGCGAATGCCGGGCTGCCGTCGTCCATCGAACCGACGTGATTACCCACAGTCAGGAAGTCAACCGCCTGACCAGCCGAACGGATAGCCATGATGCTGCGGTACACATCGGCGTTTGCCGGGAAGTAAAACGCCTCTGCGGACAAGTCTTCGCAAAGCGTATCGATCAGGTCTGGGCGCTGCATCATGGCGCCCAGCAGGCCGTGTTCCGCCTCGATGCTGTGAGGGTCACGCATGGTAGTTACCCTCAACGACCTTGACGAAGTTGCTCGGTGCAATAAGCCAGTCGAAGTTGCAGCGGAAAGGAGTGCCCCCGGAAGCGGATACCTCCCCCATCAGGAACTTGCTCGAACGCACCAAAGCGAAGTACTCAGCCCAGAACTGGAGATCCTGATGGACTTCGCTTTCGTTCCAGCGAGCACCGATCTTGGCGATCCGATCCTTGGTCAGCATCACGACGCGAGGAAACTCGGGAATGGTCTTGTTGAACAAGTCCACGATTGCCTGAGTCGGGCATTTCGTCTTCGAGACTTTCGGCGTTTGCTCATCGCCGACAAGAGGTGACGGTTCACTTGATGGTTCTATTACGGTTCTGGGTGCAGCTGCTGCGGGGGTTTCTGTCGTGAGCTGCGGGGGTGATGGTGCATCTGCTGCGGGGTGCGACTCTTGCGGGGGTGCATATGCTGCCGGGGTCAGGGTATAGATTGTCGAACGACCGATTCGCTCACGAACTGACAGCAACCCAACCTGCCCCAGCCACTTGATTGCAGTTTGAACTGTCCGTTCAGCAAGGCAGGTTCGCTCCGAAATACGGGCAACAGAAGGCCAGCAGACGCCCTCGTCGTTAGCATTATCTGCCAGCGATATGAGCACAGCCTTTTGCGGGCCGCTCATGCCCTGCAACGGCCAGCACAAACTCATAATGATGGTACTCATGCGGAAAGATCCCAAACAGTCGCCAGCGGTGCCTTCAAATGTTCGAGGCATATCCGGCTGAACTGAGACTTAGCTGCACGCGAGTACTGGAATCGAACAAATAAGGCAGCGTTCATTGCAGCGGATTGGTGTGTGAATGTATGTCGCGACACGCTTTGCGAACTCTGAAAGCGTGTCGCGACATTGTTCGGGGTATTGCTAGAATTTGGCTGGCTCTGCATAATCGGGTCTCTCTAGTTCTGCGAATCAGCCGACCTTCTCCGTCGGCTTTTTTGTGCCCGGGATTCAGGCTGCCTTCACCGAGGCATCCATCACGTCTAGGCTCTGACGAACGTGATTGATCTCCTGACGGATCAAGTTTTTCTCGTAAGAACTGACATGGTTGTCATCCAGCGCTTGGTGCACCGCAATGGTCAGATCGGCGACCTCTTTACCGACGTTGATAAGTGATTTGGTCAGCGCTTGCGGCTCCGGCGCAGCTTTCGCGACGAGGTCAAAACCGTATTCGCTCGCCAGTGCCGCCAGAGGGCGCATGTCGCCGGTGTGCAGCAGAATCCCGAACAAATGCTCCACGGTCAGGTGGTGTGCGTCGTTGTCCGGATTGGCGCGCTGAAGAAGACCGACGTGCGGAACGCCCATCTTCGCAGCGAGGGTCTTGGCTTCGTTATCGAGGACAGCGCTCTGGCAGGCCCGCAGAAAATCTTCCATTCGTAAAACCTCAAATTTGTTTCAGTGGCGCCCTGCCATTGCCTGGGCGATCATTTGTTCAGGCAGCTAGCGATGAATGCCTCAGGCTGCTGTTCGCTTGGGGCGCGCTGGGATCGGACGAATCTCATTCGCCTCAATACGCCCGTCGTCACAAATGGTGATTTCGATGCTTCTGCCAGCTCGAACCATTTGCGAGATAGCGCTCTGGTTCACGCCGAGAGCAGCAGCAAGCGCGGCTTGAGTGCCGTGCTCTTCTAGGTATTTGCTCAAAGGGATCTTTTTCATGGAATTTCCACGGCTTGATATCTGCCATGGATAGTAGCAGCGCTGCTTTTTATCAGCAACAAAATACTAGCAGCGCTGTTTGCTTGGATATCAGCTCTGCTAATACTCTTGTCCGTATGAAAATACGCCGCCCCCTCACCCCCGAAGAAGTCGCCGAGAGCACTAGGCTCAAGGCCATCTACGAGCAGCGGAAATCAGCTGCAAAAGCTGCCGGACGTAGCCTGACGCAAGCGGATGTTGCCGAGGCTTGTGGCTGGTCTGGCCAGAGTGCTTTCAGTCAATACGCAACCGGCAAGGTGCCGTTGAACGTAGAAGCGCTGCTGAAACTCGCAAAGGCGTTGAATTTCGACGCGAGCGAGGTCAGTTCTCGACTGGTCTCTACCGTCGCCAATGTGCAGCAAGAGCGCATTCAACCTAGTGTCAAATTAGGAAATATCGAGACCTGGGACGACGAAACTCCGCTCGAAGACGATGAGGTATACGTCCCCTTCCTACATGAAGTCGAACTGGCGGCCGGATCTGGCAGGTTTGCGATTGAGGAAAGCGCCAACTCGCGGCTTCGCTTCAATAAGAAGGATCTGCGCCACAACGGCGTTCAGTTCAGCAACGCGAAGTGCGTAAAGGTTGGTGGCAACAGCATGGTGCCTGTGCTGCGTGATGGCGCCACGGTTGGCGTGAACGTCGGTAAGAACTCTCTGAGCGATATCGTCGACGGCGAGATGTACGCCATCAACCACAACGGTCAGCTTCGGGTGAAGCAGGTCTACCGCATACCGACCGGGATTCGCCTGCGCAGCTTCAACCGCGATGAACATCCGGACGAGGACTACACGTTCCAGCAGATCCAAGATCAGCATATCTCGATTCTGGGGCATGTTTTCTGGTGGGCGATGTATTCTAGGTAATAAATTTCAATGGAATTTAATAAAAACTAGCTGGGATGGCGCAGAGCTTGAGAAAGCAAAATAATCACATGATTTATTGGCTGGCTCGACGTGCACGCGACGAGCTTTCTAAAATTAAAAATATAAAACATAAAAAGACCTCAGCGGTTCCAATACCGCGATTTAGGATTCTAAAAGCTCCGCTTGAGTTCGACATCAACAAACGAATATCTCGAGCAACGACCTTAGCGTTCCTAGAGAAGGTAAGAACCTCCGCACAACAAGGCACACGAAAAATATGGATTGACTTTACAGAGACAAGAAGATTTGTGTCTGGGGGAACTCTATTGTTGTGCGCCGAAATCACCAGACTGATAGAAAATGTAGCTGACTTACGCATAAAATGCTCACTACCGAAAAGCAATAAAGCCGCTCAGGTTTTGCAACAAATTGGCCTATCAAAACTACTTAAGACTAAAAATAATGCCAAATGCCTTGATGGGGATGTTGTTAACTGGCGTAGCGCACGAGGCCAAGGTGCAATCGGTGCTAAGTACGATGAAATCTTAGGGTATTACGACGGTCTTATTACAGATTCGCTGCAAACCGAGCTCTATACTGGCATAACGGAGGCGATGACGAATGCCCACCAGCATGCGTACATCGACCAGCGAGGCGATGGAGTAACGACCGATCCAGACTACCGTCCTTGGTGGATGTTCTCCCAGGAAAAAGACGGGAAACTTTCAGTAGTATTTTGTGATCTAGGGGTAGGAATCCCTGCATCCCTGCCTCACACCAGACCAAGGCTTTGGCATTTCATGGATAGACTGAATTTGACCGAGGGCCGCCAGATCGAGGGCGCCGTCAGGAACAGCCAAACACGCACCAGAAAGCAGCATCGGGGCAAAGGATTGCGACAAATTATCGAAACGATAAGCTCCTGCGATGGCGGAAAGGCCCTAATATTGAGTAACAAAGGATGGTACTCTATGGAATCAGGTAAGCAGCGCTCGGGAGAGTTCGGTGATTCAATCATGGGCACTGTGATTTACTGGCAAATGCCTTTGCCGTTGAGGTCTGCATCATGAAAAGCATCAGTCTTGCAAGAGATTTTACAAAATTTCCTGCCGGGAGATACAAAGAAGATGGCCCCTACAGTGGCGAGCTATTCCGGGAAAAATATCTCGAGCCCGCGCTGACGTGCGATGAGACTCTGGTTGTGGATCTCGATGGCGCGCGTGGGTACGGATCGTCGTTTCTGGAAGAGGCGTTTGGTGGTTTAGTAAGACTTGGCTTCCCCGCGGAAAAAGTTCTTTCCAGAATCAGCCTAATTTCGAAAGACACAAGTTTAATAACGGAAATCCAGTCTTACATAAGGGAAAGCATTGGACCTTCTGACCAAATACACTAGCCTAATAACTCTTATTACAGTAATAACAGGCTGGATAATAGTAAATTGGCAAAACAACAAAAGAGAGGAGCGTAAAGAGTTACGCTCCTCTTTAAATGACATTATTGAAAGTATCGAACAACTGGAAGAAGACGCGACGCGCTACCACGGCTCGCTAGAAAGAAGCTTTCCCTTAGAAAAGTCTATTACGCTTAAAATAACTCGCTTGAGCGCGAGAGTCAGATATTTGCGCTTCGAGAGCCCTGTTCTAAAATTAAGATTTATCGATTTGAAAAAATCGATAACACTTGATAACTTCGAAACCAACCGTTTTATACAGCAACCGCCTGAGTCAGATTTGATTGACGGTTTAACCTTCGCCTGCGATCAGTTGAAAGACTGTTTGGAGGATGAATTCAGTAAATTGTATCGAGGCCCCCTCAGGTATCGATTATCTGCAGCGATTAGAAATTTTTTGCGATCTTGCAGACCTTAAAGCTGCTTGCCATTTTCTCTGCTTTTTAAATCATTAAATGCTGCTCTGAAGCCCGTTTACTGGTTTTACGTATAGGGCAATCTCCTCCCGCCAGCTCACGCTTGGCATCATCGTTAATCACACCGGCACGCTTGTACTCGTCCGCGAGTTTCAGCAGTTCATCGTACTGCTCCTCTGCACCCATCCTGATTTCTGGCGAGCTCAACAGCTTACGCCAGGCGGCCAGCGCCTGCTCATTCCGATCTGCGTTCATATGATGAGGACCCTGATTGGTTGTGGATCGGTAGAGCCCGTCCGTTGCTGAAGTATTCATTGGCGGCGACGGAGGGTGAAACAGCACCTTGAGCCCGCAATGCGCGGGCTTTTCTACGCCAGCAGAAATTATTATTAGCAGCGCTATTTACTTTGAATAGCAGCACTGCTACTTTTATTCGGAAGCCAGGACAGCAACGGCCCAGCAGCGAAAGCCGCGCCGCTCTTTAGCGATACCGCATCACCTTGCCGGATCACCACCGGCCCAGATTCGAAGGCAGCGATGAACCGGCCTCAACGGTTCAGAGGGTTGGCAACTGACCCGGGCGTGCAGCGTAAAACGTCGCAAGCAGTTATCCAGCGGGAGAACAAGCCGAAAGGCCCGCGGCTGGAGGAACAATCTGAATGAGCCGGCGACCGACGCCAGTAGCGGGTCACGGCGGAGAGCATCACTGGAGCGCCTTGGCGACAGGGCGTTCTGGGATGACAACCGGAGGGCAACACAATGTTCAACATGGCAACCATGGCGGCAGACGAGTGCCGCACCGATGCAACTGAAATCACCTACAGTCGCTGGATCTTGCGCCTCGGCGCGATCCTTGGTCACTTCATTGCTGAGGGTTCGGATGAAGAAAGCGATGCGCTCGACTATTACGCCGATGGCTGCACGCTGGTCGAAGCTGCTGCCGAATTAAAGACGGGAGGGACCTTTTCCTGATGCACCTGGTGAAGGTGCATTGTTGAAGCTGCCTGCGTAAAAACTCTGTTAAGAAGAATCCGAATGGCGGCACCGTATGGTAACCGCCAAATTCAATGATTCAACGTGCGCCAACCTTCTTGGCAATCTGTTCCACCAAATGGACTTCCTGAGCATTCATTGCAGAGATGGCGCATCCGCAAGATGCACATTGAACGAAGTAGATGATGTGACCGGCACCTTTCACCGCCGTCTGGGTTGCCAGCTCAAACGAGCTGGAATCACATTTTGGGCATTTGGTTGTGTGAGCCATTGCGATTCTCTTCATTGAGGGTCGAACAGAAACCGTAGCAGCTCTCCTCCCCGACACAAGTACGAATGCACTCCCCTCTGCGCCCAACGGCAACCAGCAGGCGGCGCCGAGTGCTGACGAATACACGCAACCCCACCACCGAGGGATCAGCCATGCAACCGCAACCACTGATGCAACAGCGCCGGGAAGTTCTCAACGCCTTGTTTGTTCGCTCCTACGCAGCCCGTGGAGAGTTCGCCCGACTTGCAGGTCTGGCGGCGCCGGATAAGAAAGTGCGCTTTCAGGTGAGGACGGTCGGCAATGCCTACCACATCGTTGACCTGGTCACCGGCAAGACAAAGGCCTTCCGCTTTAATTATCAGGTCGCGCTGAACATGGCGATCGCATTCGAAAAGCAGGCCAATCGCTTGGCGGAAGGTGTGTATTGATCGGTGCACCAATGCCAAACCCACGAGACCAGTTGCTCGACAACCTGAACCAGCAACTTGATCAGTTCTTCGGTTCCGGCGGTAAAGCTCAGCAAATCCCCAGTGGCGTCACTGGCGATCCAAAGCTGGCATCCACACCGCACCACGACCGTCTGCGCGTCGAGCGCAACAAGATCGCCCCGAAGGTGCGCGAACTGGCCGAGGCCGGCAAGACCATCAGCGAGACGGCCAAGACACTGCACATGCACGTCAAGCGGGTTGCGCTGATCGCCAGCGAGAACGGATTCAAGTTCAACTCATGAAACACATTAGTAACCAGGCGACGACACGCCGCCGACAGACTTGGCTGGACTTGCCGGCCAGCGGAATTGAAGAGGTAGGCCATGGCCAAGACTGGAAAAGAGCGATCGGCGAAGGCCGCCGAGAAGCGGATCGTGTACGACGAGAAGGAGTTGCGGCACCGATTACGGCTGGGCACCCGGCAGAAGCTTGAAGAGCTGATGGCCTGGAACGATATCGAGGAAATCAACGAGGCGGTGCAGAACCTAATTATGAACGCTCACGCGCTCGGACCCACCCTCTCCTGCCAAGCGATGAAAAGTCCGCACCACAAAGTTCAGATAAGCGAAAACGTGGCGCGGATGTTTCAGGATGAGAGCTTGGCTGAATTGAGGCGCGATCCGGGGGATGAGTTTATTAAGCCCATCACCGGGAATTAATCCAGTTGTCCCAATCGTGCAAGAGGTGGCTGGCAAATTTTTTACCCTCATCCTCTGCCTCTTCGTAAGTAGACCAAGTTTTTTCAAGACCGCTGGAGGTTTGAGCGAAGACGTTTGGCCTTTCGATTTCCGCCACGTGGACTTTTACCGCCGTTGGAACATCGTCATCCTCAGCCCAAGCAAAAATTAGGGAAATATTGAATTTGCCTTCTTCTTGATAGTGGACGTTCCGAGACTTATCTTCACCTAAGCGCACATCATCCATGTATTGCTCCCTCCAAAATGTAATTAGCACACCCGTAATACCCCAACCCAAATCAAATTGCCACCACCGATCACGGAGGGCGGCGCCTGACTGGAGATAATCCGTGAGCAATTACATGTACAAGACCACCTCCCAGACGTGGCTGCCGCGGTGAACGCCTGGGAAGCCGAACGCAAAGATTGGGATGCCCAGCGCGAGAAGCTGGGCCAGGTCTTCGGAGCTGCTTCCTCGCTGATGTACAGCGGAACCCGCAACTACGTGGGCGGCATCAAGCTCAGCGCCAGCCTAGACCTCGATGTGCACTGGTGCCGACCAGATGAATACAGCTACCGGTCGCTGCGCCGCTCGGCCAAGCACTTCAAGGGCAGCGTCAAGGAGGTGCGCGCCGCCGAAAAACTCGAGCATCAACGCCTGCTAGATCTATGGAAGGAACACTGCCCCGACTCCATCGACCAGGACGAACTGTGGGATGCGATGGGTATAGAGCGCGGAGGCATTCGGCTCAGCGGCGGTTTGTGCTCCGAGCACAGCGGTACCGTATATCTCAACTTAGGCTCCCAGTCCTCTGCCGATGATGTTGAGGGTTTGGTTGAGGTTGTGAGCGGCGAGTACGAAGCCGCCCGCCAGCGTGTGCTCAATCAGCGCAAGGCAGCCTGACTCTCCGGTGCTGCTCGCCCGCCAACCGCGCTCAATAGCCTCTATCAGTACAAGCTAAATCTTTTCAGCTAAAAGTGTGTCTAACGAGTTCACAGTGTGCCCATACAGTTCTTTCGCCTCACTAATAGCTACCCCCATGAGTGAAACGTATTCGCTGCTATCTCCCGAATTCAAGCCTGCATGACAAGCCTCGTAGATATCACCGGGATACTGCAGGTACAGGCCGATGAAGGCATCTGGAGTTCCCTTGATACGCGCCTCCTCCGACTGAGTAAGGAAAGCGACTGCAGAAGTCCATGCCTTCCTATAATTGGAGAATGCCTCAAGGAGCTTGTCCCGCCTTTGAATTATCTCATCTTTAGCTTCCGAAGGTACCGGCTCTCCATCGAACATGAAGTCGCAGGCCCTTCCGATCGCTTGGAGATACCCTCGATACAAATGAAGGTCTGTGGCAGCATCTTTGAGCTTAGATATCCGCGAGAATCGCTCAGCATATCTAAACTGCTTCTTCCAAGACGACAGTGCTGTCGCTGCTACCCCGCAAGCTAAAATAGTCGCAATGTAACTAGTGGACTCCAGCAAGTCTTTTATATTTGGCGCACCCGAAAATGCAGGTGCCCATGTAACACCGACAAAAAACATCCCAACCGAAATTACCGCATATACCAACGCTTCCGATTTTTTCATTGCGCATTCCGCTTGCTAAATTTCGCTTGCGCATAAATACCCCACTTCTACGAATCACGCCAGCCGGCGAGGCATGCGTATGCTTGGAGAATGCTTATGAGCACTTTCGCTGTGTTTGGAATGACCATTGATGTCGCCACCGCCGAGGCGCGCAAGAAAACGAGCGGCACCCGCAAGAACCTGAAGGCTCCAGGCGGCGTCGAGCCAATACCGGAGCATGAGTGGCTTGAGATGGTTCGTAAGCGTGCTGAGAAGATCATGGGGGGAGCTACAGTGCGTCAGCTCTCGCCAATGTTCGACGCGCCGCAGTACGCCGAGCAGTTCATGGAGCTGGCTCGCAAGACTTTGCGCTGTCGTGATCTGAAGATCAGGGCAAAGGCGGTACTGACTGACACCAAGGGAAAGTCAATCCTCAATCCGAAAACCAAGGTACCGAAGGTTGGTTTTTCCGAGTGGCCACCGAAGCCTGTTGAGCAGCAAGAGCAGGCTGCATGACCTGCCCTCACCTATTGCGCTGAGGGCAGGATAAAACCTTACGCTTAAAAATCAGCCTTTCTTTCCTGGTGCTGACGGAGCATTACCTCTATTGCCTCCAGATACTCCACCCGTGGTGCTCGGCCAATTACCGCCTGGTCCGGGGTGACTTGAGGGGCCTCGAGATGAGCCACCTCCTCCTTTACCTGACCCACCAGACCCGCCCCCGGTTTTACCGCCGCCATCTTTAGACATTTTGACCCCCTTGGATTTGGGAACTGCTCCTCAAGAGTAGGACATGCAAAACGAAACCATGCTCCGCCTGTCTGGAGCGCTCACCGTCTACTAATCACGCCAGCCGGCGAGGATCCCCATATGGAAATCACTTACGGCTCGGTCTGCTCCGGCATCGAGGCGGCAACCCATGCATGGAAGCTGCTCGGTATGCGGGCGACCTGGTTCGCCGAGATCGAAGCATTCCCGAGCGCTGTGCTGGCTCACCACTACCCGAACACGCCGAACCTAGGCGACATGACCAAACTCGGCGCCCAGGTGCTGGCCGGCAAGATCGCCGCGCCGGACGTGCTCGTCGGCGGGACACCCTGCCAGGCGTTCAGCGTGGCAGGCATGCGCGAAGGCCTCACCGACCCGCGCGGCGCCCTCACCATCAAATACGTGGAGCTTGCAGATGCAGTTGACTATGTTCGCGCCCGCCAGCGAGAGCCCGCCTGCGTTGTCGTGTGGGAAAACGTCCCCGGTGTCCTCAGCGACAAAGGCAACGCCTTCGGATGCTTTCTTGGCGCGCTTGCTGGGGAAGACTGCGAACTGCAGTCTTCAGGGAAGAAATGGCCGGACGCTGGTTGTGTGTATGGACCCAAAAGAACAATCGCGTGGCGGGTCCTGGACGCCCAATATTTCGGCTTGGCCCAACGACGCCGCCGTGTGTTCGTTGTCGCAAGTGCTCGAGACGGATTCGATCCCACCGAGGTACTTTTTGAGCGCGAAGGCCCTCGCAGGGATCGGCCGCCGGGATGGCCGGAGAAGCTCGCAGTTCATCCTACTCTCACGGCACAAGGGGGAGGTTCTCTCGATGACAGAGAGGCATATGTACTGGAACCCGGAGGTGTGCGTCGAACCAGCGTAATTGAGTGGGAGCGGTGCCAAGGCTTTCCAGACAACTACACGCTAATATCTTGGCGCAGTCAGTCAATCGACAAGTGTCCGGACGCTCCCCGTTATAAAGCCTTAGGAAACAGCAAAGCCGTTCCGTTGTTACGCTGGATAGGCAGAAGACTGATGCGATCATTATCTTATCGAGATTAGTCAACTGGATCTTTGGCCACTCTAATAGTCGAAGAATTTAAATCACCTTCTCCTATTGCTGCCTTTATCGCGGCATCTTGCATGCCTGCGTAAACATCCCTCAACCTAAAAAAATTAGTATTGATCAAATTATTTGCCCACATTTTTTGTTTCGTATCATCTAGTGGAATGTGAGCAAAATCTGCTGCTACTCCCTCAATGTGAGAGCAAAGCTCACTTGCTTTCCCATCTAGTCGGGCAGCACAAGATGCGGCGGCTGCAGCAACGCCTCTAGCGGAGGCTCGCAACTCATCTCCCTCTAAATTGGCATTGTCAAACCTACTGATTGCAGAGTATAGATTTGCCATTGGCTCCGCCCGATATTCCATCAACTTCAACGCGGTCTCCGACTTTAACAACCTCAACTGAACGTCTATTTGTGCCTTTGCAGCATCTGCCGCATAACTGCCAGCCACCAATGCGCCCAGACAGGAGCCTACAGTACCTATCAAGCCAGCAATTAACGCAGCCCCAACCCCTTCACTCACTTTCATCTCATAAACTCTGCGTTAATCAACCAACTATTTTTCATATAAATACGGTCCTAGTTGAATTTTCGTGGATGACGCCGATGCCATGCGAAATATGGCTCTGACTCAGTTCCCCAAGCAGCACATACGTTACCCACCAAACCATCAACTACACACCTAAGCTCAACTATAGACTCGACTTGCTTGGCTGCCCGAATCAATCCTTTGTCATCTATGTAAATGTAACCATTTTCAAATAGACGATCGCACCCCAGAAGGCATACAGGCATCACATTAGCTAGATCTTTTTTTATTGCTGGAGTGCAGGAGTGCCGCTTACGGATATGACCAATAACCAACAAGTCTACCGGTAGCGAGCGATTACAGACAGAACAAGATTCTTCACTCTTGCCCCCTAGGACAATGGTCCTCAAAAGATCCTGTTCTTTTCGTCTACGAGTAGACGAAGGAACATCTAACTCGTCATCCAACTTTGAAAGTGCAACCTTAGCCGCAGCGATATCTATATAACTAGATGCTACCGCTCCAACCCCCGGCAAAAGATCTAGTCGCTCTAGAATTCTCTCACTTGCAACCAAACTAAGGACATTAAAGCTTTGTACAACATAATTCTCTGCATATCCAGCAGCAGAATTAAACCGCCCAATCTCGATTTCTACGCATTCAAGGTCGGTTAAAAAATAAGTGTACTCCCATGTGACACCATCATCATTTGCCCCCCATAGCGCCATTGCAAGAGTTGGAGCGTGAGCTTTATATGCGACCGTTGCCTTGAAGAAGAACCTTTTATTCTGATAAAGCAGCACGGTATCACCAATGGATATTCGCCCCCACTTGTTTGCATTTATTTGATTTTGTCCTGGTGTAACCCCCCACACAGCTACACCGTCGGGAAATGCCTTTAGGAGTCCGTCACGCTCTTTGGCGGGCATATGCGATAAAACTTGCGTAATAGGTACGGGCTTATTTATCGTTTTTTCAAAATTTTTCCGCGCATCAGCACGGCCGCATGGTTGAAGAATTAATTGCATTCTATTCCTTTAGAGTTTCATTTGTTTTTTTTGAAATTCACCCTTGCTTTTTCAATAGGGGATTTCGCTGTATTTTTATAAACTTATAAAGTTTTTAGGAGATCACTAGCTACCAGGCTGATGAAAATGAAAAGTTAATCGGGTAGTGGAACCGCATCCAATCACTAGCATCACGGAAATCTTAAATTCGTTGTTGGAGGAGCCCTAAATCCACAAAACCGCTCTCAATTGGCGCTTTGCCACTACGTACTACAAAGGTACCTCATCAGAGGTTTCTCTCGCTACCCTCATTAGGTGCTACAGCGCCGCCTTTAAATTTCAACTCAATCGCACCGCTTACCTGTCTCATAAAAAATTACACAACTAATCCACGTTCTGCCGACTACAGCGGCAGGGAGCATCGCTATGGAAAACGAAATCCTCTCCGACGAGGAACTGGCCGAACTCACTGGCTACAAGGCCCGGGCATACCAGCGCCGTTGGCTGATTGAACGCCAGTGGGTCTTCGTCGAAAGCCGCGGCAAGCGCCCTCTGGTGGGCCGCATGTATGCCCGAATGAAGCTGGGCATGATCAGCCCTACGATTGCCGATCCGAACCCGCCGCCGGCTGCACCGGTATGGACACCTGACTACTCGCGAGTGAATTGATATGCGCCCCCGCAAGGCCGACACACGCAACTTGCCGCCTCGGATGTACCAGTGGACGCGAACACGAAAAAGCGGAAAGGTGTGGGTCGCCTATTACTACCTGGACATGACAGGCAAGGCGATCCCGCTGGGCAAGGATCTGGACTTGGCCAGGATCAAATGGGCGGAGCTGGAGGCCAAAGAAAAGCCGCTCGATCTCCGCACCATGAAGGGCATCTTCGACCGATACATCCGCGACATCGTATCGAAGAAAGCTCCTCGCACGCAGAAAGACAACCTTTCGGAGATCAAGCAGCTTCGACCGATGTTCGACAGCGCTCCTATTGACTCGATCACCCCCGCAACCATCGCAGGTTACCGGGACGCGCGGACGGCCAAGGTTCGGGCAAATCGCGAGATTGCTACCCTCTCCCACGTTTTCAACATTGCTCGAGAATGGGGACTGACGACCAAAGAAAATCCCTGCCAAGGCGTGCGCAAAAACAAAGAAACGCCGAGGGACTATTACGCGAATGATGTTGTTTGGGATGCTGTTTACGTGAAGGCAGCTCAAGAGCTGAAGGACGCGATGGACTTGGCCTATCTGACCGGGCAAAGACCGGCAGATGTCCTGGTCATGAGGAAGGACGATGTCGAGGGAGATTACTTGGGTGTTCAGCAGAACAAGACACACAAAAAGCTGCGCATACTGATGACTGACGGTGATGAGCCAAACAGTCTAGGCCTGTTAATCGGGAAAATGGCCGAGCGCAATACTCAGCACATTTGCAGCTATTTGATCGTGAGCGCACGCGGCAAGCGGATGACAGCGAAGATGCTTCGCGATCGATGGGACGACGCCAGAGAAAGGGCCAAGAAAGAAGCTGAAGAAAAAGGCGATGTTCAGCTGGCGGAGAAAATCGGAGG